TTAAACAGTTCGGACACATCGAAATAACCAATTGACCCCGACGGGGCAACCGGAACGGTGTATTTCGTTCCGACGGCAGAACCGGACGCCGTTACTTCGGCCAAATATCGGAATTGTGTAACATTCGCCGTTCCGTAAACGGTCGATGTCATTTTAATGATTGCCGGATATGACACCGAAATAACATTCGGCGAAACGGGCGGGTTGCTTGTTACGGTAACGGCCATTTTATTGTTGTTTTAAAGGTTCCAATATTTCGTCCAAAGTTTCTTCCACCATAACCGTGGCGGCTTCATTCAACACCACGTCGAATTCGTCCATTTGCTGTTCGAACACGTCGGAAAAGAAACGCCGGGGACGAATCCCCCGGGCATGGACTGAACGACGGACGACAAAGTCCATTGATTTGGGCATCCCCTTCGATTGCAACCACTTTGAAAGGTTGCCGCCGATGGTCTTTTTGGACGATTTGAATTGATATTGGGGTCGTGCTTCGCTTTTGTTGTAGGGAACCGGCGTCACCTTGCCGCCCCGGTGGTGCAATTTCCCGGTTCCGGAAACACCCTTGTCTAAAAATGCCCCGTATGGTTCCATTGAAAATTCAATTATTCCGGCCTTGGAAAAATAACGGTAACGGATCGACCGCCACAATTTCTTCGTGGACAATCCCTTTTCCCGGGTCAGGGCGGCCCGAACCTTCCGGACGGTATCTTTGCCCCACTTGTTGACCGCTTCGTCGATTTTATCTTTGCTTAGTCTTGCCATTCGTCAACTGTATAACATTCGATCCCGCCTTCAATATAAACACGGATTGCCACTTGCCAACCGGCCGTTTGGGTGTCTTGGTAATCGTAAAGGGGTGTCGGTCGTGGGTTGTCTGTCAACCGGATCAACTGTTCTTTGTTCATTGTTGCCAACACGGCCGCCAAAATGGTGTGTAATGAACTCATTACCTCAATGACATTCGAACGTTCGATGTTTAATTTACCCATCAAAAGGACGGTAAATTCCAAGGACGCTTCGACCGTTCCAAGGCCGCCGACAAACGGGGCCGCTTCGGTTCGTATGAAGAAACGGGGCCATTCGTGCTTTTTCTTTACATCGAATTCAAGTTCCCGTCCGGCGTCGGCCGAATAAATGCCGGGGTGTGCCAAGGCCACTTCTTCAATTCTTTTTACTACTTCTTGATAAGTCCGATTCATACCCAAAGAATGTAATTGTTTCGCTAATACCTAATTTTAACACCTTTTCAAAGTTCACCAATTGCCGGCCGCTTACGGCGTATATGAAGTGATACCATCCCCAAGGATCGGTTGAACCTCCGTCCCCACTCGATGAATGGGGAATGAGTTGTCCGAAATATTTAAGGACTTCCGCATGACGGCCAAAAAAAAACCGGCCGCCCCCCGTACCACGTCCAATGTCATGTGTTTCAGGAACACCGCTTGTCGTTCGGCCCGTTCCCGTGGTTGTTCTGTCACATACGATTTAAGCCGGTAATTCTTTCCGATCTTGGCGTCAACGGGTCGGTAAAGTATAGCCATGATCTTATGTAAGTTTTCGGCGTATGCGTCGCCCGTCGTCATTTGGTCGATGTCCACGAACGCCCCGGTTTCCATGTCCCGAACATCTTCAATGAAAGCATAATCCCGGCCCAAGTAATTAACGTGACGCCTCAACGGTGCTTCCAAACCACCCCCTTCGATCATGGAAAATATACGGTTGTAAATGTTTTCAAGATCAACCAAATGGACGGCCCCAATTTCTTGGGCGGTGTGGCCCGTCATAATGGCGACCGAATGAACCATCTTCGGAAAGTCGGCCATGTCCGGATTTTGGTCAAGCAACAAAACCTTTTGCGCCTGTTCCAATGTTATGTCTTTCAGTTCGGTTGGTACGTTTTTCAACTTCATGGTGTCGGGTAATTGGTTTCGGTTCTTCGCTTTTTCATCTTGTCGATACGCCACGCAATGCGTTCGTTTAGAACGGCCCAAAGGCTTCGGGCTTTCAGGCGTTCGACTTCCCCTTGGTGTTCTTTGATCCGTTGTTCCAATTCGAACACTTGGGTTTTGAAGGTTTCGACCTGTTCGAAAATTATGGTGTTCGTGTCGAAGATTTTCAAACAATCCGTTATCAACGTTTGCTTGTCCTTGACAACCAATTCACGTTCAAGGTCGTGACGTTCTAAGAACCGGTTGTCCGGTTGTCCGTTGGTTTTTACTCTTTTCAATTTGCTCATGTTGTGGGGGTTTGAATTATATAATTTTGATGAATAGGGCTATCCATGACACCAACGCCATAAAACGGAAGATGAACGCAAAATTAGCCGGGGATTGCTTCCACCACTTGGCCCACAACTTGACGGCCAAATCGTAAATGGAATTTTCACCAATGTAGCCAATCGGCAACCCGCCCGTCAAGTTGAAGACAATGTCAAACAATACGATCCTTCCAAGGACATACAACCAAACGTAAACAGGGGCGAAGCCGAATAAGGCCCACACGGCGACCCAACCGGCAACGTGGATGGATTCCATGGTATGGTGTGGAATATTCCAACCACGGAAGCGGAAAGCATCCCCAAGGGCATCAAACACCACAAGGGCCAACAAGCAAAACGAAACAATCAAAGGTTCATTCATGGATTCAAAGTTCGTCAATAGATTAATCACTAAAAAACACATTAGGACACGACATATTTCCCATAGTTCGGTTTTCGTCGTATGTGGGTAATACCGTAGCGAATCCCGTCAATGGCATGGTTCCAATTATCGACCGGCGTTTCGGTGAATTCCCCGTGGCGGTCTTTCTGCCATGAATAGTTTCGGAATTCCTTGATTATGTTCAACGACGACTTGGTCACGTTGATACGAAATTCCTTCATGGTGTTGATTCCGAATTTGACCGAATCCGGCCCCTTGACCGATGGAATACAATTCAACCCCATGCCCTTCATTTCTGCAATCGACTTTGGTTCGGCCGAATCGGCCACGACTTCGGTTCGGGTTCGAACAGATTTCAATGTTTCGTGGGTCATGGTTTCGGTTCCGGATAAAACAGAACCGCCCAATTCATTCAACTTGATAACGTCGTGTATGTCCGTGTTGAACATCCCGGGTTTGTAAACCAATTCGTCAACCCAAAATTGGCCGTCGGAATAGCACAATTCCCCGACGAATGTGGGGTCGTGGGTGAACCCGAAGTCAACAACATACACCGTCCGTTTCCGTTCATCCAATGGCGGCATGGCGTCACACTTCGCCCAATTCGTCCCGGGCCGAAAGACCAGACCTTCCACCGATCCGTATTTCCCAAGAACGTAAACCCGATAAAAGTTCGGGTCGGTGTTGGCCCGTCGTTCCAATGAATCAATGATTGATTGTTCAACGTATGGGTTCACCTTGTATGTGGCATGGATCACCGCCACGTCGTCCCGTTCATCTTCCAACCGTGTGGCCCAAAAGGGCGAAACGGGGTTCCACGTCAAAAGGATTTGGCGACGGGTACGGATTTCCACTTGGTCGAATATGGATTTTGACACGACATACGCTTCGTCAATCAATGTGAAATCTTGCCGGGGGCCAAGGAACCGGCTTTCGTCGTCGGCCGGCACAAATTGAATAACAGAACCATTGTCAAAAGAATAGGTCAATTCCAATTTGTTGTATTTCTTCCGGTCAAAGGTGCCACGCATAACGACCCGTTGCCAATCCCGAATGACGGATTTCTTTAACACGGGGATGGATTCACCCACAATAGTCACAATCAAAGGTTCGGGGTATTCCAAACACCACGTCGTCAAGTATTGCAAAGCCGAAATGGTCTTGGAAGAAGAAGACCCGCCGTAAAGGCAAATGATCCTTTTGTCGGCCACGTCGGCAATCTGTTCCAACACCCCCGTTTCCTTCCATTCGACGTTCGTGGCCTGTTCGTTCATGTTTGGCAAGTTATGACCGGCGGCGGGTATGGTTGACAAGGACACGTTCCGGTAAACGGACTATTTCCCCGGCCACACACCGGACAAATCCATCCGTAATTTGGAAACGGTGTTCCCGGTATATCGGTCGATCTGCGACATGATGCACAAAGGCCGTCAACGTCCCCGGTGGACAATTCGTGTTGTCCACATAGTTGGCATTTCATAAAAATGGTTTTGTTAATTCAATCCGAATGAAGAACACTTCCAACACCAACCGTTTGTTCCACCGTGACCAAAGGGAAAACAAGGAACCTTCGAACCCGTCAACCTCAACATGGAAGATGGTAAAGTCGAAGCCGCCCAAGGCATCCCATTCAAGGCGTATCGGTGTAATGTTTCTCATTTCGTTTTCAGTCCATCAAGGGTGACGACGCCGACAATTTCTTCCCGGGGCGTCCCTTCCGGGGCAACGATCAACTTGCCGTTCTCCAATGAAGTAAGTTCGGCACCAAGGGGGAACCATTCCGTGGGTTCGGTCGGCAACTGAACAAGGCGGTTGAATTTGAATTCGAACCGTTGGCCGCTAACGTCATCCAAGACCGTGGCGTCGATATGACTTTCGAATCCCATAAGCCGGAAGAAATTAACGGTATGTGTCACGGTCAATTTGATGAACCCGTCCACGGCTTCTTTCCGTTCATCGGGAGTCATTGGTTTGGGGATGTATTCAATTTTCGAATTTTCATCCAACACAATTTTGTCGTGGCCCTTCGCTTCTTTTCCTGTCATGGTTCAAAAGATTGTTGAGTTAATAAGATCGGGCCAACCTTCCAATGTGGGGTTCTGCTTAAAATGGTCGTTCGGTAATGCAATCGCATCGAACCACGCTTGAAAAGTTGTTGGCCCCAAGGACAAAGCAACATCCCATGTGTAATATGTGAACGCCCCATTGCCCCGGCCGCCGATAATCGCTTCAACGGAATATTCGTTCTCCGAACATCCGGAAAAAACAACATACCCCAAATCTTTGGAAGACTTCGAAATCGACTTCCGGACATTATACCGGGGCCGCAATCCTTCCATTTCGTGAAAACGGATTCGTTGCCCCACGGCTTTGGTCACCGTTCCGGAGAAACACGAATCGAACATCAACACCACCTTGGCCCCTTCAGGGACAACCCGCAACACGTCGCCAATGTCGTCGTCCACCAATGGCCCGTCATGTAGGAACAACGCTTCGTCGTAACCGTCGGATTCGTCCCCATTGCGGTCGTAAACTTGTGTTCCGTGTCCGGAGTAATAAACCAACAACACGTCGTCGGGCCTCAACGCTTCAATGTGTTTCCGGAGTTGACGAAGGAAGTTCGAAACGGTGACACGGTCGTCGGCGTATTCCTTGACAATGAATTCCGGCCAACGTCGCTTCAGATTCTTTGCCACGTCTTCAATGTCGTTTAGGCAAAAGGAAAGATCGTTGACGCTTCCCGGGTAATCGTTGATTCCAAAAAGTAAGGCGGTTTTGATTGGCCCTTCCGGTTGTTCCGGTGTGGGTCTTTGGAAAAGGGCTTTGATCCATTCCCAAATTCGTTTCAATAGTGCTTTCATGGTCAAATTGTTACGGTTATTTTATCCCCGAAATATTCAGCGCTTGGGGTTGCGTTCCATTCTGTGATATACTTTTCGCCGTCAACGTATAATCGTTTTACATCGACAAACGTGGCTACGTGACACCGTTCATTTACGAACGTGTAAAGTTCCTCAGTCGTTTCAAATTCATAA